TTCTTCTTTATATATTGTTCGCCTAGCAATACCGTGGCGGTAGATATAATTAACCCAATCATGGTCTTCGGCTTTATATCTAAAATCATCTATAAAATCATAGATTTTTACAACATCTTTCGATGCATGCTTTCTTAATCCTCTACCAATACTTTGTCTGATAATTACTTCAGATTTAAAACTTTCGGTAAAAAAGATATTATGTATATTTTTAATTGAAATACCAGTTGAAAAGGTACCATAAGATGCTACAATAATAACATCATCATTTTTTTCCATTCTGCTTTTAAACTCTTCTCTTATATCTACGTTAACAGAGCCGTCTACATAGTAAACCTTCTTGTCTGTTATATGCCTTAATTTATTATATAGTTTTTCACCGTATGCAATCTTATGAAATAGTACTAATGAATTAGATGTAGATTTTTTAATTACTTGACAAACAAAATCTAATCTCTTTTCGCTTTGATTTATAAAATTTTGTTCTAATCCAAATAATCTTTGTCTATCTTGTGGATTTTTAGATAAGAATGAAAATGATTCCTTTTGTTCATCTGTTGCATAATCCATATGAAGTTGCATAACTTTACAACTGGCAATAAAACCTTCTTGTTGTAATTGATTTGCTTTAACTTGAGTAACCAATGGGCCCATGGCAGACATTAAACTTAATCTATTAACAGTTCCTTTCTTAGGTATGGTTCCACTTAAACCAAATCTAAAATCACAATGCCAACACTTATCCATAATCTTTTGAATAGAATTTGCTTTTGCTTTATGAGTTTCATCTACAAATACAGCATCAAATTGGCTAAAGTATTCCTCGTCCTTTTTAACTAAAGATTGATAAGTACCAATAACTAGATTAGAACTTTTTCTTATTTTTACACCGGCATAAATTTGTTGAGTCTTTAAAGGAACTCCGCATTTATTATATTCATCAAAGTCACCAGTAGCCTGTAAGACTAGATTTACATTAGGGACAATCATTAATATCTTTTTCTTATTTAGCTTGTCCATAAGATAAGCAACTACCATAAAAGATATTAGTGTTTTACCAGCAGATGTTGCTAATTCCGCTAAACACCTTCTATACTTTAATATTTTAAAAGCTGCATCTATTTGGTATTCTCTAGGTTTAAATTCTGGTTGCTTTTTAAATATTTTAGTAACCCATTTCCTAAACTCGTCTTCTTTGATTTCAGTATCAAATATATTGGTTATATTATTTAAGGTAACAGGAAAGTCATAATCTTTACAGATATCTAATATTTCTTTCCATAGACCTGCAGGTATTTTATTTCTTTTTACAAATGATACATTACCATCCCATACTCTTTTTTTAACTAAAGGGTGAAAGCGCCAACCTTCAATCTTTTTAGTTAAACTACTTTTTAGTTGTTCATACTCTAATTCAGTACAAGCATCAATAACTAAAAACTTTTTATTTTCCGAGAGGGATAATTCCATTAGTATTCTTTATCGTCTAAACTTATTCTATTACGAATAGCAAATGCTAAGTTATCACAAGTCTTTATGCATTCCTGGTAATAGTCCATATGAGATTGTAGCATTTCCATTTGTGTTCTTAAATGAGATAAGTCAGCTTTAATAAAAGCAACCTTTTCACCACTTGTTAATTTAACATCATAATCAATTGAATATTCTCTATACTTGATTTTATAGTATCTGTCATATGCACCTTGTCTTTTTTGTTTTGTAGTTTTAAAATCAGTAATTTTATCCAATAGGATTTGTCTATAAGATAACATATTTACTTGGCACTCGGATAAATTGCGAACTTCTTTTAGTAAACCAACCAAGTGGCTTATCTTTTCTTTCCAATCATCTCTATCTTTAGCTAATCTTTTTGCTAATTCTTCATTAGCCTCACCTGTAGCCATGTCATTATACTCCATTTAAAATATACCTTTATCTTTATTAATCTTTTTAAAACCCTTTACTTTAGGCTGAAACTTCTTTTTAGGTGCTGGTATAGAAAAATTAGTTTTAACTTCATCTAATTCAGATTTACCAAATGTAGAAAAAAGTTTTAGTCTTTTACTATTACTTTCTAAATCTTTATAAAAGTCATCTATTTCTTCATTCACAAAATTATTATAATTTTTTAAACTCATCATATAAAAATAATATCTAATGAATCCTTTGTAAAATATTTATCCAGGTCACCTAAGCACCCAGATCTATTACTGTATTCCCATTTAACTAAATCATTTAAATCTTTAACCTTTCTTGATGGAATGTCAAAATCCTTTAAAAACTTATCCCACATAAATACAGTTTGACCACCCTTAAGTTTTTCAATCATTCTTGTTTTACCTTCTAAATCATTATCAAAGAAATATCTTGCTGTAGGTATTTCATTAAATTCAATAATTTGTTTTTTAACTCCAGTTAAACCAATAGAGTTATTCATAAACATTGCATCAATAGGACCTTCAAATATTGAAAAATCTCGAGACATATCAACAGTTAAGATTCCAAATAACATTGATATCTTATTTAGGTTATCTAATTCTTCTTCGGTAACTTTTAATGGTAATTTTAATCTGTCATAAATTCTTTCTATATTCCAAGTTTTATATTTAGGACCACCACTACCACCTAAGTCTCTAGTTTGGAATCCTAATATTTTACCTTCAGGTGTTAAATTAAAAACATATAGTTCTCTACGCCTTGGGTCAAAACCAAACCTTTCAGTTTTATGATGGAGAAGCCTACTCTTTAAATAAGGATATGCTTGGTATGTTAAAGTATTAATTGGATATACATTAAAACCTAAAGCTATTTCATCAAAAGTTAATGCTAATTCTTTTGCTTTATCAAAAAGATAAAAATCTAAATTTTCTCCTAATGAAAAATGTTTACGATTTTCCTTAATATAATTAATAACATTAATTCTATCATCGCCTTCGAAGTTTTCATTATGTTCTGCTAAGAATACATCTAAGGAAGCATGAGCTGAACAATTATAACAATGAAAGTATAAATCATTCCAATAAATATTTCCTCTCTTTTTTCTTGGTGTATCATGAGAATCACCACAGTAAGGGCATGCAAAATTTAACCTACCTTTACTCTCCAATATTCTTCTCTTCTCTGGATGAGTATGATTAGTATGAAGAACTCGGACTACCTTATCGATAATCCGAGCTTTCATTTCAGAAGATATTATTACTTCCTCTGCCATACTTATTAAAGATCTAAACCATTAATGAAATCATCAAAGTCATCTTTCTTTTCTTCACCTTTTACAGGTTCAGCCTTAGGAGTTTCCTTTGTTTCAGTTGTTGCTTTAGTTGCAGCAGCTTCAGTAGCTTGTGTATTTACTGGTGCTGGTTTTGATCTTGTGATGTTTTGAATTGAATCACCAGGTGATGTGAATTGAGATAATACATTCATTACCTTTCCTCTTACTATATCATCCCATGCTTTATAACCCCATGTTGATAAATCTGGTGCAGTACCTAACAACTCTAAAATTGCCTTACGGCTTTCATCACTGTTTGTAACCGCTTCACCTTCAATTGTCATTGGAGATTTATTTCCGTGGAATTTACTAGAATCATAATTTGGAAAACCACCTTTCTTTGAAATTACTAATTCAAAATTCTTGCCTTCAAAAGGATCGAATACTTGAGTAGGTTCATCAAATTGTGGATTCAGTTCTTCATCAATTTTAGTTTTGATTTTATAACCAAACTTCATGATTTTAACCTGCCCTTCAAGATCTCTGTTTTGTGGATCTTTTATGATTTGTACCAATGCATAGAATACTTCTCTACGCTTTAAACCTTCTGACATCTTTTTGTCTACAGCAGATTCAGAGTTTCTTAGTTTAAAGAACATATCCTGTACAGGACATTTTTCTCCAACCGTTGATGGTGAATCAGCATAAAAGCCGTTTCCCTCTCTGTCTTCTAACCAGTAGACATACTTTCTTTCAAATGGTTTTCTTGGGTTTTTAGCATTAGGTAGAAACCTAATTAAAGAACGGTAAGTTCCGTCCTGTCCTTGATCTGGTTTAGGTGAATAAAGATCACTCCCTGCGGAAGATGGTCTTTCACCAGTGTCTAAATCTTTTACACTTACGTTAAAAATGTCGAATTCATTTGCCATGTTAATTGCCTTTTTTTTGTTATTATTAATTTATGATAACAAACTCCGTATCTAAACGCCTTTTAATTTTTTATTGCCTATTTACTTCGCCTTGTTATCGCCTTTTAAAAAGTACCAATACTTTATTGATTCCTTTGTTTATTATATATCCCCTAAGTCAGTTTGTTTCAGACTATTTTAACATTTTTATCTATTATTGCAGTTACATCACGTTCTCTTATACTTAATACTGTTTCTCCTTTATATTTAAATTCACTACCAGCTAAATCATGAAAAAGTATTTTAATTCCTATTTTAAAATCTTTATCTTCTACCCCATCTCCTACTCCAGTGATTGTACCTGAATACGGAGGTGCAAACATCCCTTCTTTTTTTAGTAAAATTATACTGCCTTGCTTCTCTGGTTGCTCATCTTTTTTTAAAAATATTCTATTTCCTAAAGGTTTTATCATTTTATTTTAATTTTTTTTATAGAAAGCTGAAACAATGTTAACATGTTGCAATATAATTTTTAACTATTCAGAGTAAGAAAAGTATCTATTTGTTAGCCTTCAGGACTTTAAGTATAAAGTAGGCATCAACGATGTCATCGATAGGTTTAGGTATTTTAATGCTGAAGTCTTTTCCTTGAGTCCATTTCCAAAGTTTAGTGCTCCTTAAGTTCTTATCATTAAGGACATCATCTTGGAATGCTTTAGCCATATAATGTTTATTTGCATTTCCTTTCCCAGCAAGTTTCTTAACATGAGATGGTTGAAAGACAGATAAATTTTCTATAGAATACTTATCTATTAATTCTTTTCTTAAAAAAGTATTGTACTGAATAATGTCTATAAATGAATTACCCTTGGAGCCATAAGAAAATCCTTCTAATGCAACTGCTACCTTATCACTTTCAAATAAGGTTGAAAATATATTAACCATAAGTGAGCTAATATTTCCTGCATCCTCTAACTTCTGTCTCTCTCTAGGTAAAAACTCTTTACTTGTAACTTCTCTATTATAAGGAAATCCTAATAAAGCATTATCATCCATTAATTCTTTGTGTACACTGAATGCTTTAGGTATTTTTCTACCTTCTTCATCCCATATACGATTTCCGTAATTAAAAAAAGTTATAAAGTGATATTTGCCATCGGCTGTTTCAACACAGGCACCAGGGCTATTTAATGAAAAGTCAATTCCTATGTGAATCATTCTAATTATATTCTCTTGCCGATAACTGCACCTAGCGCAGCACCTACAAGACGTGAGGTTAATAAATCATAAAGAGCACCTTTAGTAACACCTAATACTTTAGCTACTGCTTTACCTATAGTTTTTCCTAATGCAAACCCAGTAAGTCCACCAAATATACTACCAAGCAATCCTTCATTGATTATCTCCTCAACACAATCTTCTAAATTCTTACCTTCTTTTTGAGCTTCAAGAATTCTATCTACTGCTAAATCAATAGCAGCATCCTGCTCTTCTGTTAGATCATGAGATTCATTTAATAAATCTTCTATGTTTAAAGAATCTTCTTTATTCTCAATTAGGTAATCTTTAAATGTTTTCATTAGTGTTCTTTATTTGTTTATATATTAGTCTATGTTAACAACAACATCTAGAATGTTATATCCAAAAGTAATATCAAAGGTTTGAAATTCTATCGTATTACTTGAAAAATTTAAATCCAATGCACCTACTTCAGAGATAAACATATCTTTAAGTTGAACTGTCACAAAGACAGTCCCATCAGCATCTAACATCTGTACACCAACGCCTTCGGGTAAATACGGATGTTTGCCACTAAGTTTATAATAATAGTCAAACATTTCTACGGCCATCCAATAATTTACATACCCATCAAATGCTTGCATTGTAACAGTCATAGTTTTATCAAATAATTGTTGCTTTGGTAAGCTTGATCTGAATGCACGCTGATTACCAGGATAGTCTACCTGAGTAACTGCATCAAAAGAAGGTCCTGGTAAATTAAGAGATTGAATTCCATAATTCCAATAATCTATAGGTTCTTTAATTATTCCGCCAGGTATTCTTGTAAGAAAAGGTTTATACTTTTTAGCAATTGGCTCAGGTATAAAATTTCTAGGGAAATCAAATTTAAATTGATTATTTCTTGCGCTTAATATCATGATTAATTGTTAATATGTATTTCTATCTGGATCAAATCCATTTCCTGGTCTACCATCAAATAAGTCAGGCTTAATCATAGATCCAACTGAAGTTCTTCCAATAGTAAAATTCTGTAAATTCTTAGCTGCATTTCTAAAAAAGAATTTCTGTTTAGATTTAGTTTGTGCAACTATTGCTTTCTTCTTTGAAGCCATTATTTGTTGCTTTCTTAGTTTTTGTCTATTAGCAGCTGCTTGTGCCTCTTTGGCTCTACGGTTGATTAATTCTATAGTAGTGGACTTTAAGTCTTTAGATAATTCTGCTATTTCATTTGTTAATTCTTCATTACTATTTTGTAATCTTATTATAGTAGCATCATCTTCTTCACCTGAATTAATTAATTCAGCATTTTCTGCTTTTAATCTAGTGTTTTCATCTTGTAACTTTGCTAATAATATACTATATTCTACTCTCGCTTCCTCAATCTGTCTAGTAAGAGATATTCTATTTGCATCATCTACAGCTAGCCATATACCTTGATATAAAACTGATTCATCAGATGTAGATCCATCTTCACGATCAACCATTCTTGTAGATATGTAAAAATTATTGTTAGATAATGCTAGTATTTTTTTACTATCTGACCTAGTAATTCTAAAAAGTACCTCACCTTTTGATAAATCTATTTCATCAACTTGAGTATGGTTAAGTATATCAATTTCATCCTCTTCACCAATAAAGTTTAAATATAAATCACCTACATTACTTAAATCAATAGGAGTGTCCTCGCCATCAACTTCATCAAACATTGTAAAAAGATAATAATCATCGAATAAAGATATTCTAATTGTACCATCACCTGAAGGTAAAGGCATTTCATTAACTGAAAGATTAACAAATTTTTGATAAAATTCCTTTTCAGTTTTAGTTAATGATATATTAGTTCTTACACCACCAACTACCTGTTTGGTTTTAGCTTTCTTTTGTATTTGTTCTGCTTGTGATAATTTACTCTGTCTCGCTGCCATTGGTTTGTGTTATTGTTTGAATTTTAACTGGAGAAATTGCAGCTTTAACTTTTATTCTATCCCTAAAGGTAGTTACATAACTAGTTTTTACTACTAATTTCTCTACAATTTGCTCAGTGGTATCTACATTAAGTGTTTCTGCACCACTACCACCACCGACTACAATTTGTTTTCCCGTATCATTATTAATTCTATTATATACATTAGCAACCGTTGGTACTACTCCTAAGTTAACTTGTATCATATTAGGTCCATAAATCTGTGGTTCAAATGATGTTAGCTTAGCATTTTTAATTATCTGTGTAGCATCAGCTTTATTGTATAATCTTAATACATAATTTATAGAAAATGAAACGGCTTTATTTGCATTCTTAATAATAGGCCTAAATAATACAGGTTCATCAAATTCAGTATCTTGAGTTATAACTTGAAAACTAGTCTGTGTAAATACTTGCCCAACCTGTTCTGTAACACTTATTTCATGAAATACTACATACTGTCCACCTGAAGAATTTAACTGTGCAATAAAATTACTAAAGGTAGATCCTGTTACTTGCCCTGATAATTCAAAGTAATCACCATTATCTGATTGAATTACTTGTGCATATAAATTATCATAGATATCTCTACTTAATATGGAAACCGAATTGATTTCTTGCATTTCATAAAAGCTATACGCGTTTTCAACAATAGTTTGATAAATACCGGTTGCTCTTAGTGTAATTGGTGGAGTACTTAAAAATCCTTGTCCTTCAGTTATTTTATAAGCTACTCCATTAGGTTGAGATGCACTAAATAAATTATTCATAAAATATAGTGAAGGTACTCGCCATTCAATATAAGTAGCATAAAGCTTATCAGCTAATAAGAGTGGTTCTGGGCTAAACGTTGGTGTATCGGTTTTAAGAAAATTAATCGATGCTAGGTTTAACATAACATTATCTCTCCTAGGAGCTAATGCTTCAAATACAATACCATCAAATCCTTCAAAATTAAATCCAGCTACAAAATGTATTTTTATTTTATCATAAGCTACATCTAATGCTGGACTAAATGTTTGTAAAAGATCTGCACTATCAGTTAATGCTGAACTAAAATCATTATAAGGAACACCAATGTCTGTGTCCAATGAAACATACTGAGTTTTAGTAGCATTGTTAGATGCAGCTGATATATCTCTATAATTACCCATCACAGCAGAAACACTATCTGTATTAAAGAAATAAGTTCCTTTAGTATTAGTATCTCTCATAAGCTCAATAGGGTACGATGCTGTATTAAACGTAGTAGGCGTTGCCTGACTAGTATACACATACTCTATAAGTATTTGCTCAGATATTTGTATAAACCTTGATGATTCCATTCTATTCTATTTATTTACCATTGCAAAAGCTTTGGGTTCCAAGAAATTCCTATTCCGATGTATGGTCCAAAATTACCATCACCAGTAATTCCCATTCCCATATTAACACCTAATCCAAAAGGTTTTCTATTTTTCATTTGTATACTTTTAAACTCAGGACTATTTTGATCAATCATAATTCCCTGAGTATTATTAAATGTTGTACCAGGATAATCAGAAGTTAATTTAATAAAAACTTCCTTTGTATTTAAGTCCTGTGACAGCGTAGCATCTAACCATATATTTTGTTTCAATCCTATGGTAGCAGAACCGAACATTAAACTATCAGTAAATGTATAAGGTAAAGATACATCAATTAATCTTGAGCTTTTTTCCCAATCACTTTTAGAATTAAAACTTAATACCGATTTAAACTCCACACCATCTTGTTTAACAACAGTGTCTTTTGATTTGACTGGAACTTCTACTATTCTTTCTTCTACGATTGTTTTGTATTTTACAATTGTTATAGGAGGTCTATTCTTTTCAAATTCTAAACTATCTCTTAATTCTTCTAAGGATAAATTAAGACCTTTTATTTCACCAACTGATTCTCCATTTTCATTTACATAATTACGAATGGTATCATTAGCTGCCTCAAGATTATTTTGAAACCTAGTAACTTCACCCTTTGCCTGTTCAGTTTCATTGCATTGCCTAACTAGTAAAAATAATAACACTATGATTCCTCCCAATAAAAACATCCTAGTGTTCTTTGGGTCTGTTAGAATACCAAGAATATTTTTAATAATTAAAATCATTTTATATACTTCATTAACTTATTAGGTGTTACTTCAGTAGCTCCATATTTTTTTGCAATTTTATCAATAAACTTTTTTTCTTTAAGTTTCATTCCGTCTACTTCTTCAAATAGACCATCTCTTTTCTTTGCTAAACTCTCAATACTTTTTTGCATTAAGTCTAAGGAAAGTTGAATTTCCCTGTACCTACTTACATATCCATTAAGTTCTTTTATTTCTTTCTTTGTCATTCTAATTTAAAATTAATTATTAATTTCCTCCTTTGTTATGTACCAATATTTCATTTGTATAATAGTTATGATTACCACTAACATTGGTTATATTGTAAACAGTATATAAACCTTGCTCCTCTTTTGTAGATACTACTTTAGCCTTTTCTCCATTTAATTGATATACTTCAAAACCTTCTCTTAATTCAGCTGCATCTATTAGACCTACATTTTCACCATCTATATGATAGAACGGGTGATGTTCAGTTACCTTAAGAGTAGATCCATTGTCAAAGTCTAATACAATTACCATACCTACATTTTCTATTACATCTAATCCACCTACGGTACCTACCTCAGTTGTTTGTTTTGATTCATTCCATGTTATTAACTCTTCACCTGAAATAATATCTTCAATATTTTTTGTATCTCCATTCGCTAAAGCTATTTCAGTCCCGGCTACAAAACACCCTGGTGAATTATCATAACCACTAATTGCTATTCTATTACTGTTCATAGATCCAATAGAAGATGACATTACAGCCCAGCCATGTTGTACTTGTGTTGAGAATGCATTAGCATCAGCAAAATTTACCTCAGCACCCTGTTGGGTTACATATTTACCATCCCAAAACATATCAATCATTTTATATCTACCGATCCCATCACCAGCATCAGCTGAACTTGTTGATACTGTAATTACTTGATAACCATCAATAACCTGTGCAGAGCTACCACTACTACTTGCTGATCCCCACCAAGAGGTCCAGTTTCCTGTTGATGTAGGCGACTTAATTCTAAACATTGGTATCCTTAGATCAACCGACCCATAATTGCTAATAGTAACAACAGGGCTCCCAGGAGCTTTAGTATTTTGAAGATAAGATAACGACTGTACATATACTTTAAGTAATAACCTTTGCCCAGGGTATCCACCAATAGGAAAACTAACTTTATAATCATAGTCCAGGTTAACATTGTTAAATGCCGGCGACGGCTGAATAGATGGGTCAGCAGTAAAACCAAGACCCGGTCCAAAGTTAAGAGAAATATACGGAACTGTTAATTCTTCAGTTGTTGGCATTCCTAAAGAAGGATATTGACCACTAGGTGTTAGACCTTGTGGTGTTGCAATCTGTCGTGAATTCCACCCATAATTCATAGGAGCGGACTGAGTTGAGCCCGGTGAATAAGATAGATCAGGATTGTTATTAATAGATGAATTTCTACCAGTTGCTCTTTTTAATACCCACGGTGATGAAAATGCAATTTTATTTTTACTTGCAGTAAAGTATTCATTATTATTACCACTGTCTCTTACAGAAAATCCTAATGTATTATCCCACATAAAATTAGCTGCAGGTACAGGGCTCGATGGCCCTTCGCTTCCCATTGCTATAGCCAATAAACCTGCATCTAAACCAGTAGATACTTGTGTTCCACCAGTCCATGCTTGTAACATTGCACCTTGGGCATAATCAGTAACACCATTATTTCCAGTTAATTCAAATATATTAGTTGTATTGCTAGCATAACCAGTAGGATCTTTATATATAAGATTACCGAATGATTCTGGAGGGTATGATGCAATAAACCCTGCTATTGTTTGTGGTCCTACAAACCTTGTATGAGGTTGAGGTGTACCTGATGTAGGATTAAATCTTCCATAATCAATAACTATACTACAATTATTTAATGCAGTCTGAGTAGTTTTCTTTAAAATAATTTGACTATTTCCTTGTATATAAATATCACCTCCTACTACACTGTTAGGGGCCTGTGAAAGGTTTTCAATAACAATATTCCCAGTGTTTGAATTACTAGAATTAGATTGTTGAATATTAATATTTCCTGTACTGTTTGTATCTAATGAAATTCCACCACTTCCCGAGTTTAATGATATTGTACCTGCTGGATTTGAACCAGTTCTTGTATTTAATTTTAATTGACCACCTGAGTATAATTGTATATTTTGATTAGTTGAAGAAGTTAATTGAATTAAACCTGCTCTTATTTGCGCTACACCTACTTGTGCTGTTTGTTGTAATACAACTGGAAAGCCTGCACCTAATTCCATAAGAGTTGAACCTGCAGTACCTGCCGTAGTTAAACTAAACTTATTTCCACCTGGAGCGGAACCAACACCTACATTAATTGTAAAATCAGAATTCTCTCCGGAAAAATCCTGTGTAGTTCTTTGTCCTGTTTGAAATCCTATTGCTTTACCTGCAGTAAAACTTTGAGACTTTGCAGGAGTATTAAGTTGAATTCCTATTAAATCATCTGGGGTAGTTGGTGTCGTAGCTACTTTAGGCACATCTAAAATTAGACGGTCATCTTGTCCAATTTTAATATTGGATAAATTAGTCATTTCACTATTTATACCAGGCTGCCCTTGCCAATATTTTTCACCAGGAATTGCTCCTCCTCCTTGAAAAACAATAGCCTTACCACCAGAATCTTTTTGATGAATGAGTAAAGAAACATTATTACTCTGTGCACCAATTGCTATTTCATTAGGAATTATATAAGCATTTGTTAAAGGAATACCAGTCAGAGCAGTAGTCGTCGTAACAGCACCACCAATCATAACAGTAGGAATTCCTTCATTAGTAGTGGTAGCACCTTGCCCACTACCAATAGGACCATTATAAATTGCAGTTTCTTGGTTTATTGATATAGGTCCACCAAATAAATCTCCCATACCACCACCCGGTCCTTGTGGGCCCATTGGCCCTTCTAAATCAATAGTAGTCTGAGACCATGTTAATCCAGTATATTCCCAAACAACTCCATTAAATTGTAAATAATAATCACCTCCTAATGGCGTACTAGTAGGTGGCACTGCAATTGGTGTGACCCCAGGAGCGGATGTAGAAGTATCTTCATACCAGGTAGTTCCTTTAGGTCCTCTTCCACCAGCAGGCCCTACTGGTCCTATTGGCCCGGCTGGTCCTGCAGGCCCTCCACCATTAAGTAACAATTGGTCAAAATTAAAATTTGTTTTATCGACCAGTTGTGAAATAGTATCTGATGCTATTATTTCTTGTATAGTGATTGGCATTTCTTTTTTATTATTTTTTAACTATTGTGACACTGAACCCATATGATTCAGAGAAACCTGTTCTTTTATTATATATTAGCCTTAAATCAAATGGATTTGTATTTAAGGTTTTAGATGCTACATTATTATTAATAGTTAACCCTTTACTAATCTTTTCCTCATTAGTTAATTCGGCTGTAGTAAATGTAGATCCACCTTTAGTTCTACTTGCTAATGTATAAAAATCAACCTTTTCTATTTTATATAACTTTAAAATATTTTCTTTTATGTATTGATTTACATCATCATCTAATGTTTCTAAATCACCATAACCAAATTCATCTTTTATATAAAGTAAAAACTGCTCTTTTATTGGAGTAAACAAATATTCCATTAATCTTTTTTGATTAAACAAATAAAATGTTTCTACTGGTGCAGATTGTTTTTTCTTAATAGCTCTAGTATTTAAAACGCCTTCTGACTTAATAGACCTTTTACTGATTGACACTGCAGGTTGATCCTGGTACATAAATGTTCCACTTATTAAACTCGGTTGTCTAATAGCGGCTTTTATAAAAGGGTCAGGTTTAAATGTTTCTAATACAATCGTTTCTGGAACTTTAAGATATTTGGATCCAAAAAATGATTTTCTTTCAAACATTGATCTTGTACCTATAACTTTTTCTATTGCTGATTTATCAATACTCTTTATAAAATAAGAAGGTTCCCAGTTAGAAGAAAACATATAAAAATCTCTATAATCAATTCCTATTTCATTAATAAGAGGATATAAACTATTAAACGCGCTTTCTCTAGATAATTCTAAAACAGCAGATGGATCTTGTTCATTTACTTTATGATAAAAGAAATTTTGAATTTGTCCAAATTCTGGATCGGAACTATTAAACTGTGCATTCTTATATTTACATAACTCCATTACTTTTATTTTATATGCTGCATCTGGAATAAGTACACTACCTGTCCCACCTGTAACTTCTTCAAAATCTAAATTTTGATAAGGGTCTCTAAATGATAATAAAGGTAATGCGTATGGTTCATAATAACCAGCATGCCTAGCTATAGGAGTTATTCTTGGTGTCTTTTGCAAAGATAAATCATATCCTATTACATCAGCCAAGTTAAAGGCTGTTGGTTTTGCAGGATCTGGTAATACACCAACATAAATAGATTTTAAAATATCAGACTGTGCACGTAATTCAATACCAAAGGTTTGCGCTAAACTTCCGTCTTTATTTTTAATTTGGCTACCATCGGCTGCAATTGTTTCATATATAATGCTAGGATTACCTTGATTAATAGAATCAAAAATATTACCGAAAGCAGCAGCAGTTAACCTATTATCAAATTGTTGATAACCACCTTGGCTAATGTCATATTCAGCCGATCTTAACGCGTTGTTTGGTGGAGATCCAATAGGAAGGCTAACGTTAGTTGTAACACCACCTTCAGTTTTAGTAACGGTAGTAGCTGTAAGTGTGCTATTATCAATTACACCTTGGATTCCTGTAATTTGAAAAGTTTGCTGCGCCGGTGTACCGATTCCAATCCTCCATTTAATAATTCCGTATGAACCATCTTCTAATATTCTAACATCATTAACTAATTCAGGTAATGTACCGTCAAGGGATGGCTGAAACCTAATTGTAAAGATACCATTTGAATCTTGTGTAGAAGTAGCAAATGAAACTGCCCCTCTTAGATTTGTTTTCTCATAATCATATTTACCATTACTTAATATTCTAGGGGAACAATCACTAAGAGTTACATATGAACTATTTAAAGAATATAAAGTTGTTCTATCTATAATAGAAGTACTATTAATATCTGGTTGCAAACATTCATCTATGTAAGCCATAGAAATTAACATAACAACAGTTTTCCATTTTTCATTTTTTATAAATTTAACTTGAAATTCTGGTATGTTAGGATCTGGTGTTCTACCGTCTGAGTTTAAATTAGGAACTAACATTACTGAAAATCTATAATCATTAAATTCACCATCTCTGACATAAGATAATGATCTTGCATTAAAATCAGCTTTCTCTGTACCTATTGCTTTATTTTTTGCTATAATTCTAACCCCTCTTAAAAATGTTTCTGAAAAATTCTTTTCATCACCACCATTTAATCTACCATACCTTAACTGCCTATCTATTTCAGTAATGCCTCTGGTTGTAAACTTTTGAACTACAAAGTAATCATTAAAATAATCTTTAATAACATTTTGAAATGTTCCTGGGACAAATGCTTGCCCTGTTGCGAAATTAGCTTGTGTGTTATCTCTAGGTGCCTTATCTATATAACTCCAGGATTTTTCAATAGCATCTTTTGTAAAATAATTTGGAAATTCTGATAAGTAATACCATTCATGAGTATAACCACTAGCTTCTTGGATCTTATCCCATTTAGATGGTGCAAAATTATTTAAGCCAAATGCTTCGTTTGCATTTAGTCTATATGGATGGTTTCTAACATCTTTACCATTATTAACCCATGCCCATTTATTAATATATGGAGCAATTCTTGAAATAGCAGCTTGAGAAGTTAAAAAGTTTTCCTCTAATCTAACATATTCACTTTTAATATATTGTTCATCAGGGTTTTGTTTTTCGGCATCACCTACTAAACCGATAAGGTTATAAAAACCACCATTATCATAAAAGCTTCTAATTTCAGGATTACTACTTACACCTTCATATTCAAGTGGCACTGCTCCTGCGACTGTTTGATTGTATTCATTATATTCAAAATCTAATTCGCCTTCTTGGCTATATAAAGTACTATAAAAATCAAAATCAAAATCTTTAACTTCAAAAAATGAAAATCTACCAAACGAAGGTTTGTAATCTGAGTATAAGGCCACTTGCCCAGATCGCGTTACCATTATTTGATTATCATTACATGTAATAATTACGTACTTATCAATATCAGTATATCCAATAATTTCTCGTAAGCCATTATAAATAGGTTCATCAGTATAAGGAACCCAGTCACCTATAACCGCATAATTACCAGTAGTTTGTACATAATCACCTTTGGTAAATCTATCTTGGTCACCTAATGTAACTTTTAATAAACTGTTTTTTACATCATTTCCACCAACAAAGTGTCCATCCAATTTTACTTCAGATGTTAAAGGATATGTTTCTGTTTGATCAAAAAATTCAGGATATTGATTATCTAATTTAAAATTTAATCTATTAAACCTAGATCCACTAAACCTTGATTTAACATAAACTGTACTATCATTACAAGTAGCAACAAAAAATCTATCATTTTCACTAATACCTTTATTAATTGCAGATGCTATAGATTGAGCTACTTCTTGTATGGTTCCGTTTGGATTAAAGAATCGTTCAAAGGATTTGCCAGGCGTTGGTGCTAATGTACTATTGGCAAAAATTTGACCAGTAAATTCGCTACCATCATAAAAAGCAATAGAGCTACCATCTTGTACATTGTCTAATATCTTAATATACATTTGCGCTACACCTGCACGACTAATAATACTTGCATTAGCAAAAGTATCAGGCTCCTTATATCCAGTAAATAAAGATATGTCTACTTCAGTATCAAATAATCTTATCTGATCTTTATCCCAGGTTGATCCTTTTTTAATAGTATGAAAATCATCTTCTTTATCTTTAACATAAAATATAGACTCTACTTCATTAACTCTCTCCGGTGTTGGTAAGCCTGTTATAACTTCAGTTTTATCAGGATCTAAATAAAGTAATATACCATTTTCATTTGTTAACTTAAATGGAGTATTTAAAAATTGGGAAACTTCTGTTATAGAAGTTATAGTAGGCTGTTGTGATTTCTCAATATTTGTTCCTTTGTAAAAAGCCTCACCGGATATATCAAACTTACCTTCTTCAATATCATTAACATACATACCAAAATATCTATTAATAGAATAATCTTTAGCAGTAGGATCGTCAAACAAAAATTCCATGTTTAAAAGATTTGCTAAAAGTATGCCATTATTCTGAAACCCTTGTGTAAATAAGTATTCATCTTGTATAATAGTTGAATCTTTTGTAACCATATCTTCATATGCAAAATTACCTGAACTTGTAAAACCTCCATTACTATATGATATTCCATTCCACAACATAGGCTCATCCCTTCTCCAAGTCATATTTAATGGAACTTCTGGAAAGTTTTCTTGATTTCTATAATTTCTAATATAAGACCCTAATGCAGTACCTTGTGTTAAATCAAAAGTTTTAATTGCTGTGCAATTCTCCAAAACATTTTTATTAAAATTAACTGAGGTTTGCGCATTCGCCGTATCGGCATTTTCTGTTGCGGCTCTAAAGTTGTTGACAGCTGCTGGATTATCTAATCTAAAAATTACAAAATAATTTGGTATTTGTTCATTTAACCAAAGTGGTGCAAAAGTACCTAGACTTTGAGAATAGCTTTCTGATGCTACAGATCTGGTACCAGCACAATAAAACATTTCATATTGATTACGATAATTGGAAAGTACAGCATCATCCTCGTATTCTTGGAATATCTCATATGCGGCTTCTTTAGGAAACTTGCCATTATCAAAAAATTTAAAAACATCCTGGTCATAAGTACTAGTACCGTCGACTTTAAATGCTTTAAACTTCTGAGATGATAGTCGAGTATTAGCACTAAATGATTCTAGATAGATGTCTATACCATCAGACACAATCTTAACATTACCCGTTAACTTAGGGTTTGTTCTAATTAAACTATAGGATGCTTTATCGAGCAGGTTTTCAGCCATGTATCTTTCACTTTTTTTATATATTCACCAAAAGATATAGCAATGGTTAAATTACAGGTCTGCTTCCCCAATGAAAGTATTAGCTCCACTTCTTCCTCCTCCGCCACCACCTGACCTAGTACTTACGGCAGTTTGTGTTAATGAAGGTCTTAATGCTGATACAACTTTTTCTAAATCACTTAAGCCTTTAGTTACTGTTGCTTTAGGGAATACATCTATACTTAATCTATCAGATCTATAATTAGCAGAAACTTCAATATCAAATTGAACTACATCTGAATTATTTGGATATAAATCAAACCCAATTCTTTTAGTATATGTTAAGTTAACAGTAGAACCTGTTTCATCACCACCAATATTACCTAAACCTGTACCTGATGTAGTTCCAAAGTAATCAGTCATTCTATATTGGAATACCAAAGGAACACTAACAGCATTCTGTTGGCCAAACTGTACTACCTCTCTAGATTGTATAGAATCTCCATCTACTTGAATATTCAAATGATTATCAGAAGATATAAACAGATAAGATCCACAAGACTGCCTTCCTAAAGTATATTGGTCAAAACCTTCAAATGAATTTTTAGCATTTCTAGAATAACCACCAGTAATATAACCAGCAGCAGTAGTATCCCACAGATTTACTAAAGCAGCCGACGATAATGATGGGCTAGGCTGAAGTATTTGTCCAGTATCAAAAGTAAGCCCTGCGTATGGCGCGCCTGTTGCGGTTGACAAATTATACAAGTCGGTAACATTTTCATTTAAATAAATTCCTTGTTGTTTTCCATAAGGAGAATCAGAAGTTAACGGTGAAAACTTAGACTGTCTAAATAATACAGCAGCTGTACCATTACCGGCAACAGTACAATCTATACCAACACCTGTTGGTAATACAACTGGCAATGTATTAATATCACCAGTTAAAGATTCATAAGCAGCTTTATATGCAGTGTAATTAGTTAAAAACGGGTGTGCAATTGAAACTGATACTAAATTATCAGCAGGTGTTTGCGAACCTGGATAAGAAGCTGTTGTAGTAGGAAGCCCAGTATCTAAAAATCCACCACCCCAAATAAATTGTGTTGTCGGATCAGAAACTGTAGTTGCAGCTGGTGCACTATAAAAATTTTCTAATGTATCTAAATTAAAAGTATAACCATTTGTTGGTAAATCTGCATTAAGATAACTATAAAAATTACCTTCGGCAGATACATCAGCAAATCTACTATAAATAAACTGATTCTTATTTTGTGTAGACTGAAATGGTGGTTGAGAAACCATTTGCCCATACTTTGTGCTGGCAGTAACATCAGGATTTGTTAAAAGAATTGGTGATAGATCATATTTTCTAATTGTATTATAATCAGCATCATCACCCCTGTATGTAGCCCTATCATTTGACTGATTATCTTTACTATTATCTAGCCATGAATATGTTGCTGGTAAAATAACCGAACCATTTATTAAACTTCCAGTGTTAGTTGGCGAATATAAGCCAGGGTTTTCAGATTGTTTTACCATCCTACTTCTATTACCAGTAATTCTAGCTATTAACTGTAAAGCAGTTTGTGATCTATTTGCAATGTTAATAAAATAAGTCTTTGAAACAATAGCACCTCTAGGATCATCCAATCCATCAACTTCTTGTGAATAGAATCCAGCAAATACTTTTGTAGTTGCATTTCTTCTTAAATTAAATGTATTACCAGTATCATCAACTAAAGTAGTTACTAGTTCACCTTGTGCACTGCTTAGTATTTCTGAAAACAGATCCAATTGATTTTGCATATCTTGTAATTTTGTAAACAAATCAATTGGTGTTTGATTCTCGGATAGAAAACCAGAAGCAATTACTGGAGATGAATGAGCAAAATATGTTTCATTAGCAGTAAAAGAACTGCTTAAGTGAGTAGGTAACCCAATAGATTCTAAATTTTCATTTAATGAAACTAGCGCTAAGTCTTCTTGGTTTTGAGTCAATATAGATTCAAGAGCACTATCAGAACTTAAATCAGCTGGAAATTCTACTCTTATAGCTGTACTCCATTCACTTTCTAATGGATTAGCTGGCCACCCTGCTTCAGAAATAGATTTAACTTGTATTTCTACTTGTTCACCTTTTCTAATTGGAATGTCTAATTGATTAATATTTACTGCATCTGCATTATCATCATTAATAGCAACCCATTCATATAAACCAGTTATAGTATTTTTAACCCTAGGTCTTAATACACTATCCACTATTACATAATTAGAAAATGCACCTTGGCTAGTACCAGACCCGTCAGTATAAGTAAATTGATCTACTGCATTAGCAGCACCGTCCGACGAAAGATACCTGTAACGATATTTAAATTT